TTGCATGCAGGTCGTCACCGACGCCAAGCAGCTGGACACCTACAAGGACCGCACCAACAACCTGCGATCCAGCATCGGATACGTCATATACAACAACGGAGAGCATGTGGCGGACAACTTCGAGACAGCAGGCGTCGGATCGGAGGGAGACGGAGCCCACGGCCTGGAGGTCGGACGACAGGTGGCAGAGGACACCGCCGCCATGTTCCCCAGCGGCATCGTGGCCGTCGTCGTCGCCGGCGAGAGTTACGCCCTTTTTGTTGAGGCCCGGGGCTACGACGTTATAACAGGACCTTCCCAGACATTGAACGAGAGACTGCAGGAGAACCTGAGCATCGTCCGCGAGGCAGCAGGACAATAAACCAGAACCAGCATGGCAGCAAAGAAAAACAGCAGCAAGCGAAACGAGATGGCCAGCATCCTGGCCACCATTGAGAACCGCCTCACCCAGCTCTTCGGAGCCCGGTACCAGGAGGTCATACGCATCAACCAGGTACGCAAGGCCATCGAGGCCGGCGAGGAGTTCAGCTTCGACAGCAACCCCGCCGCGGCCCGCCAGCTTGAGGCCATCATCAACCAGCTGGCCATGCAAGCCACCAGCATCATAAAACAGGGAGACAAGGAGGCCTGGGAAGCCGGAGACAAGAACGCCAGCAAGACCCTCGGCGCCATCTTCGGCAAGACCACCGACGGCAAGAAGACCCTGGACGCCCTGACGGAACGGGGCCTGGAGGACCAGCGCGCCAGAGGAGCGACGGCACAGAACCACTACCGCAACCGGGAGGAGGCCGTCAGCTACAGCACCGGCGTATGGAAAGAGCAGGCACAGAAGGACCTGGAGCTGCTGATACAGAACGGCATCAAGCAAGGCAAGAGCGCCGAGCAGATCAGCCGCGATATACGACCCTACCTCAAGAACCCTACCGCACACTTCAAGAGGATCCGCAACAAGGAGACAGGAGAGCTGGAACTGAGCAAGGCCGCCAAGGACTACCACCCCGGGGCCGGCGTTTACCGCTCGGCATTCAAGAACGCGCTGCGCCTGGCCCGCACAGAGGTCAACATAGCCTACGCCACCGCCCAATGGGAAGCCTTTCAGAGCAACCCCCTGGTGACAGGCATACGCATCAGCCTGAGCAACAACCACACGGTACTCGACAGCAAGGGCAAGCCACAGCCCCTGCACGACATGTGCGACGAGCTGCAGGGCGACTACCCGAAGACCTTCCGATGGACACCCTGGCACCCGCAGTGCCGCTGCACCATGACACCGATAACCATCAGCGACGACGACTTCAAGAAGCGCATGAAAGCGCTCTTTGCAGGAGACCTCGACGATTGGAAGCCGCAGGACACCGTGACCAAAATGCCGGACTCCTTCAACGGATGGATGGAGCGCAACAAGGAACGCCTGGCACAGGGCCGCAGCATCCCGGCATTCATACGCGACAACTTCCAGAACGGGGATCCCCTGGCAAAACTCAACCCGGCAATCAGGAATCTGGAGGAGGAGGTCAAGAAGCAGGCACCCCAGCCGCTGGACGAGAAGACAGAGAGACTATACCAGGAAGGAAAGGACGCCGCCCGGTTCTGCGGAGTGAGCAGCGCAGTCCTGGACGAACTGCACGACACCCAGGACAAGGAACGCATGACCCAGGAGGCAGAGAGACTCAACCACTTATACGACGCCGCATTCACCCGCTGCTTCAAGGCCAAGCAGGAAACGAAAGACCTGCTCGTGGACGTAGCAGACGCCCTGGAGGAGACACAGAACGGAGACAAGGCAGGAGTCAAGCAGGCGGAGAATTACATAATGCAGCTTGACAGAGACTTCGACACAAAGAAGACAACGGAGAAGGAATACATGGCCGAGGTCGCAAAGATAAAAACCTGGGCAACACAGAAGCTGGCCGAGGCAAAGGCAAACAAGATGCAACCCCAGAAACCCGAGGAGCAGGACAACTTCAAGAAGGAGACCTTCGACACCTTGGACGACAGAGGACAACTCCAGTTCTTAGCAATGCGCCTGCATAATTTGAGGGCCACGAACCCGAGCACCGTCTACATGGCCACCTTTAACGCCGACAAATACCAGCGCCTGGCAGCAGACAAGAACGCCACAAAGACCCAGCTCAAGCAGGCGATAAAACAAGCCAAGCTCGACATAGAAACGGTACTCCAGACAGCAGATCCGGACCTGCAGAAGAACATGAAGGAATGGATGACCGGCCAGGCAAAGACGGAGATGAACGTGGTGAGCATGAGGACCCGCACCTTTGCAGCCCTGATAGGAGAAGAGGAGGAGATCGCCAGGGAAATCGAACAATCTATCCACGATTTCACATATAAATGGGATTACGAGATCCGCGCATACCAGACCGGGAAAAAGTTCCATCCCAAAGCCGGACACAGCATGGTCGAGATAAGAAAGAAAGCCGACAACATCGAGAGCTACATAAGAAAAGCACCATCATGGCAGGGAGGCGTAACATACCGAGGAATCGAGCTGTCAGACGCCGAGCTGGCGCCATACTTGAATCCAGGTTACACATTCGACATGCGAGGAATCTCCAGCTGGACAACGAGTATAGGAACCGCGAACACCTTCGCGCACCACACCGATGACCAGGATCAGAACCACGTGATCTTTATCTGCAAGAGTGCGCAACCCAGAGGCACGAGCATCCGGGGAATATCCCACTACACATCAGAACGAGAAATCCTGCTATCGAGCGCAGCAAGATGGAGGGTGATCAGCTGGCAATGCTTGAACCCGAGCGCGAAAGAGAAAGACTACGAGATAGCCTGCGAGGCCTTATAGAACGGGAAGACCTTCTCCCGGAGCGAGAGAACGAAAGCGCCCCGGTTTTCATAGAGCAGCCCCTTGTTGAAATGGTCGAAAGCGTCGGCCAGGGAGCAGCGCAAAGCAAGAGACAGATCCGGGGACAGGCTCGACACCAGGTTGCGCAGATCCTCCTGGTCCTTTGAGACATTGCCGCCATTGGAGACCCAGAGGGACTCACCCAGCCAGCACACGACGGACAACCCGCCCTTTTTATAGGCCTGCTCGGCTTCAGCCTCACCGCCGCCCCGGAAGAACCGGCACTTTTTAAGGAGCTCTTCTTTTTTCATAACAAAAAGGTTCTTTTCGCAACGACAAAGGTAAGAAGAAAGAATCACAAATCCAAGCCAAAGTGCTGGAAATCTGTTAATTTCTGGAGATTTGCCCTGTGTTCGATTTTCTCCCCGAGGTGGCTACAACGGCAAGGCAGGGGTCGTTTTAAGCCCACAGAGCGAAAAAGAAAAGGCCTGCTGCGGAAAACAAGCGGAAAACTCAACGCAAAAAAATAAAGCGCCGTAAAATAAGGCGCGTACATTTGCGGCAAACCAACAAACCAGAGATAATGAACATCGAACAAATCATCGCGTTACTGCTGGGCATAGCACCGCAGGCACGCAAGGACGGGCTGGAACAGATAGCAAGAGGAATCCTGCTGACGAACCAAACCGAGGACGAGATCAAGGCCGCCGTCACCAAGATGACAGCCGAGTCTATTAATTCATTCATCCAGGAATGGAGGAAGAATGCCGATAGTGAGATCACCAAGGCCACGCAGACAGCGGAAAAGAACCTCCGCGAGAAGTACGACTTTGTGGAGAAAGGCAAGCAGGATCCCCCACCTTCAGACCCGCCCCAGGCATTGACACCCGAGGCCGTCCAGAAGATGATACAGGATGCCGTCAAGGCCGCCACAGACGGACTCTCCAAGGAGATAACAGGATTCAAGACAGAGCAGAACACAGCTGCCCGCCGCGAGATCCTGACCAAAACGTTTGCAGACAACGTACCGAAAGCCTACAAGGATGCCGTGCTTGCAGGATTTGAGGGCCGCACCTTTGCAGACGACGCCGCATTCAACACCTACGTGGAGCAGGTCAAGACCGACACCGCGGCATTCATGCAGGACCTCGCAGACAGAGGACTCCGCGAGCATGACAAGCCAGCATTCGGAGCCGTGAACGAAAAGACAGGCGTATCATCAGCCGTGGAGGACTTTATCAAGACCCAGAACGACGCCAAGAAACCGGAGAACCAGGTCGGCAAAGCCCTGTAAGAGAGACAAACGGATTAACAAACCAAAAAACCAAAAGAGATGAACATCACCAGAAAGAAGGATGTACGCCAGGTGCGTGCATTCACACATAAGCTGGCTGACATTTCAAACGGCGCAGCCCTTTACATCGAGGACCTGACCCAGGCCTCCGTTTGCGAGGGAGCACCCGTCGGCAAGGATTCATCCGGCTACTACCACATCTGCAAGACCGCCATCCTCGGCGCAAATGCAGCAGACAACGCCACCACCTACAAGGTTAAGAAGGGTCACAACTTCAAGGTCGGCGACGTCATCATGGCCGCCAAGTCAGCCAAGGCATACGCCATCACCGCCATCGCTACCGACAGCGAGGACAACACACTCGACGACATCACCGTGGGCACAACCCTCGGCGTCGCATTAACCGCAGGAGCAGTCCTGATGCAGGCCGCAGCAGCCGGCGCATCCGGATCAGCTTACAAGTACGCACCCATCGGCCTGCTGGGCGAGGGCTACGACGTAAAGAGCGGAGAGAACCTGTTCGTGAACATCGTCACCATCGGCCAGATCAAGGAGGCCTGCATAGCCTGCGGCATTTCCAGCGCCATCAAGGACGACCTGAAGCACATAGTATTCATCTAAAAAATTGAACCACTATGAACCAGACACTTATGGTCGGTCTCACCGAACGAGACATGCAGGCGGTCATCAACACCTACAACCTGCGCAACTACTACTACCCGACCCTCTTCCCATTGAAGGAGACATACAGCCTGACATGGAAGACCCTCGAGGCAACCATCGGACTGCGCATCGCCGGCGACCTCGTCGCACGCGGCGCCAGCCTTGACAAGAAGACCCGCGAGGCATTGAGCCGCCTCCAGGGTGACATCCCCAAGATCGCCGTCAAGAGGACAAAGGACGAGAACGAGCTCAACGAGTACGACATCATGGTAGCCATGACCAGCGCCAACCCGGACCTCCGCGCCCTGGTTGAGGTATGGGCCGAGGACACCAACTTCTGCTGGGAGGCCGTCGCCAACCGCATCGAGTGGATGGCCCTCAAGCAGATATCCCTGGGCAAGCTGAGCATCACAGCCGACAACAACAACGGACCCCTGTCCGAGTTCGACGCCGACTACGAGATACCCGCAGGCCACAAGAAGGGATATCAGACCGGCAGCGCCTCATGGGCATCCAGCGCCAGCGCAAAGCCCATCAGCGTGGACTTCAAGTACATCGTTAAGACAGCCAAGGCCGAGGGCATCAACCTCAAGTACGCCTTCATGAACCTCGCCACATTTGCCGAGTTTGCCGAGACCGCAGAGGTCACCAAGCTCTCAAGCTCATGGGCAGTCAACCTCGCCGGCGTGGCATTCACCCCGAGCGTTGAGCAGGTCAACAAGGCCATGGCCGGAATCCCGTACCTCGGCGGCCTCCAGGTTCGCGTCATCGACCAGGAGATCACCATCGAGAAAAAGGACGGAACCCGCGTCACAGCGAACCCCTTCGAGGACGACGTCGTGATGTTTGCCGAGAGCGAGGTCCTGGGCAACACCTTCTGGAAAGCACCCGCAGACGCCAAGCTGCAGGGCAGCAAGGCCATCAAGGCACAGAACGGTCACACCCTGATCAAGAAATACTCCAACGAGGAACCTATCGAGGAGGTAACCATCGGCCTTGCAAATGCCTTCCCGGCATGGGCATCAAGCCAGCGCTGCTTCTTATTCGATTGCACACACTCGAGCTGGAGCCACTAAGAGAGACAGCGATGAGGCAGGCGGCATAACAACCGCCCGCCTTTTCCAATGACAAGAGAGAGAAGCAATGACGTACACGGAATACATAACAGCGACGGTGCAGAAATTCGGAGGGACAGCAGAGGACGCACAGCTCATCCTGGCGAACCAGCAGAGCCTCATACCTACACCGACAGCACAGGTCGACACCCGGACAGCACAGAAAGCGCTGTGCCTGGAATTCGCGCTCCTCATCCCCATGGCCAACGTCACAGAAGGCGGATATTCCGTCTCCTGGAACATGGACGCCTTGAAGATCTGGTACAGCAGCACCTGCGCCAAGCTGGGCCTAACGGACGTCACCAAACCCAAGGTCAGGAACCGCAGCAACCTATGGTAATTCAATACCCACACCATATCTACGCACGCAGCGCCGAAGCAGACAGCGTCCAGGATGAAGACGGAAACATCGTCGATGCACCACAGCCCCAGCCGGCAGAGAGCATCCAGGATGACAACGGCAACATCATAGACGCCGAACCCGAGCAGCAGGAAAACGGGGAAGCCGGAGAATCCCAGGAATCCCAGGAGGAGACCCAAGAGGAGACTCCGACAGCCCCCGCCACCTGGAACTACATCGGCACCTGCCGTGAGGAGACGAACGGAAGAGGGTCACAGGTCAGGACAAACGACGGGCGCACACTCGTCTACGCCAGCCTGATACAGATGCCCAGAGGGAGCAACCGGGTACCGGAAGGGACAGAGGTCATGATAACCGACAGGATCCTGACAGCGGAAGAGCTGGCCGGAGACCTGGAGGCCCTCCGCCTTTCAGGAACCATAAGAGCCAAGGGACGATGCCTCAACTTTGATGCAGGACAACTGCACAGCAGGCTGTGGATTTAAACAGACAGAACGATGCAAGCAGAGACCACCAACGAGAAGATCTACCGGATCCTCAAGGCGACGACAGCCCTGACGAGCGCCATGACCGGCGGCATTTACCTGCAGCAGCGTCCGGACGACAGCAAGAAGGAGGACATAGTTATCAACTGCCTGACATACCGGCACGGAAACCCCGCAACCGCCGTCAGCAACGTTAACATCTACGTCCCCTACAAGGAAGCCCGGATCCAAGGCAAGCAGATGCGCATGCCGGACACAGCCAGGATGAAGACCCTGGCGAACGCGGTCCTGGCAGCCATCAAGACAGCGAGCATAAAGGACTGCCTGTTATCCCTGGCCACAGAGAGCACCATACAGGACGACACCGCCGGGTGCACGATGCGCAATATCCGCGTCAATTGGATGATCGCAGAACACGAGTAACAAACCACAAAAAAAGATAGAATCATGTCAGCAACAAAAGTTTATACCCTGGGCCTTTCTTCAGTGAAGATCGGCGACCCCGAGTCCGTAGCACCCGCCACACAGCTGGGTTACACATACCAGGACAGCTGCCAGTTCCAGCAGGAGGACCCCACCGTCCAGGAGTTCTACGCCGAGGAGGTGGATGATCCCGTTGTCAGCACCGCCCGCGCCGGCAAGACCACCGTCGAGTTCGACCTGATGAACCCCGACGTGGATGTTCTGGCCACCCTCATGGGAGGAACCGCACAGAGCTCAAGCGGCGAGACATGGGCTGCCCCCGACAGCATGGCAACCATCGAGAAGTCCATCCTGGTAACCCCGAAGCAGGGCTTCAGCGTGCTGATGCCACGCGCCCGCATCGATTCCAAGATCAACGGCAACTTTGCCAAGAGCGGAATCGTGCTGGTTCACGTCAAGGCAACCTGCCTGCAGCCCGCAACCGCACAGCTGGCCCGCATCAAGCTCACCAAGCTCACCTAAACGCGAGCAGCACCAGACACCAACCCGGAGGCCCCATCCCACTGAGGAGTGGGGCCTTCTTTTTTCAAGACACAACGAATCATGACAGAAGAACAGAAGCGAAAAAGCGAACAGGAGGAGCTCAACCTGCTACTCGAGAGAGGCCTGGCATTCACGGTGACCGTCAGGAAAAGCAGGAACAGGATCCTGGGAAAACGCAAGACATGGGACGAGGAGCGCCGATACATCATCAGCCAGCCCACCCTTGCGACATTAGACCGCCTGGCCGTCGAGCAGCTGGCCCTCGATCTTGATGAGGCGAAGCTCACCGGAGCCGACATGGATGCCATGGCAGAAGCCAGACGCCTGGCACATGAGAACGCAGAGCGCATGGCACGCATCGTCGCCATCGCCGTGCTGGGCGAGGACATCTGGGACCAAAAGCGAGGACGCAGGATAGAGAACCAGCAGAGGCTCGACACCCTCACCGATGAGTTATACCACAGCATCAACCCCAAGAAGCTGCAGGACCTCTGCACCGCCATTATGCAGATGGCCAACCTCGGGGATTTTTGCATCTCTATGCGATTGATGAGCGCACAGCGGACGACCGAACCGATGAAGGATCGTGTAGAGTAACGGGATTAAAGAGCCCCTACGGCAGGAGAGGATCCATCTGCGCGCACTTTTCCTGGACATGGGACTACTTGCACCACGGACTGCCCTGGGCCACCATTCAGCGCATGCTCCTCGACGCCCCGAACATCGAGACGGACAAGGACGGAGGCAAGCGCTTCGTGGACATCACCCCGGACAACGTGGATGACATCATAAACAGCATAAACGCACAAAACGAATAACAATGGACATCAACGGAGGAGCCCTCGAATTCGAGGTGCTGGTCGATACCGGACAACTTGAGAAAGGCCTGAACGCAGCCAAACGCAGCGTCCAGGAATTCACCGCCAGCACCAAGATGGGAGGCCAGACAATGGACGCCGCATACAAGCAGGCAACGGACAGGATAGATCAGTGCTACCGGGAGATAGACAAGATGGGCGACATGAACCGCGCCACCTTGCAGAAGCTCCAGAGCCAATACGACGAGCTGGGACAGCGAGCCGCCGCGGCCTTCCAGAAGGGAACCGCCGCCGGAGACAAGGAATACGTCTCCCTCAAGCAGCAGCAGGACGAGCTCACCAAATACATAGCCAAGGTCAAGGAGACCCAGGCAGAGGTCGAACGCACCGCCGACGACCTGCAGAAAGAGGAGCAGGCGATGCAGAAAACCAAAGAGAAGATCGACGGGGCAGCCAACGCCCACGTCAAGCTGCGCACACAGCTGATGAACGCCAAGAACGCCCTGGCAGAGATGGAGCAGGCCGGCAAGCGAGGGACCGCCGAGTACGAGGCCATGCAGAAGGAGCTCGGACGACTCCAGAAAGCCATGAGGTCAGCCAACGCCCAGGCCAAGGTCATGGGTTCCAGCTTCCGAGGCATGGAGGCCGTGATGAGCACCATCAGCGGCGTCACCGGAGGATTCACCGCCTTAAGCGGCGCCATGTCACTCTTCGGGACGGAGAACGAGAACATACAGAAGAGCATGCTCAAGGTTCAGAGCCTGATGAGCATAACCATGGGATTGCAGCAGGTGGCCAACACCTTGCACCAGAACAGCGCCTTCCGCCTCACCGTCCTGGCCGGGGCACAGCGCATATATGCCACCGCCGTCGACAGAACCAGCGCCAGCCTGGTAGCCATGGGAGTCAGCGCCACCGCGGCCAACGTCGCAGCACAAGCCCTGATGGCAACACTCACCCTGGGCATCGGCGTCGCCATCACCGCCATAGTGGCCCTCGTTTCCAAGCTGGTGAGCGAGGAGAAGAAAGCCCGGGAGGAGGCCAAGAAGATGAACGACGCCATCGCAGAGGCCGCCGTCAAGCCCGTCACCTCCCTGCGCGAGCTGATCCGGGAATACGGAAAGCTGGGAGACAGCCTGCGCGACAAGGAGCAGTTCATACGCGCCAACGAGAAAGCCTTCCAGGAGCTGGGAATCCAGATCAACAGCGTCGCCGACGCCGAGAACGCCCTGGTTACCAACAAGGACACCTTCATACAGGCACAGCTGGAGAAAGCACGCGCCATGGCCGCCGTCCAGCTGGCACAGGAGAAAGCCAAGGACCTGATCAAGGAACAGATCGCACTTAGCAACATGCCGGATCAGGTGGAGAAGACCATACAGGTCAACTCCGGAACCAAGACATACCTGGTGGATAACAGCAAGGCCAAGCAGGAGCAGCAACAGAAGGTCAACGCCCTGGAGAAGGAGCTGGAGCAGTTATACACCACCGCAGACTCATACAACGACGCCTACCTCAAGAAACTCAAGGATGCCGGCATCATACCCGCCACCACCGAGATACTCGAGGGCAGCATCAAAGAACAGGAGGAGATCATCAAGAAGCTGCAGGAGCAATTCAACAACGCCCAGAACGACGCCGACCGCAAACGCATCAAGGCCCAGATAGATTGGGAGACCGAGAGGCTCAACCAGATGAAAGGCGTCTACAAGAACGAGAACGACGAGTACCAGAAACACCTGCAGGACCGCAAGAAGCTCTACGAGCAATACCGCCTATGGGCCAACAGCACGGATCCGATAGCACGCAAGGCGGCGGAGACGGAATTCGCAGACCTCCTCAAACAGGGCGAGACATACCTGGACTACCTCAACCAGCAACGCGACAAGCTGCTGGAGAGCATCGGTACCGGAACGGCCACCCAGGCACAGGCCGACCAACTGCGCACCCTCAACAACGAGATAGCCACAGAGACGAACCGCACGGTACTGCAGGAGTTCGACAGCGCCCTGCAGGCCGAGCTTCAGACAGCCGGTAACATCCTCGAGGTTCTGGACATCATCAGACGCCGCCGCGAGGAGCTGACAGGAGACAACGCCGACACCGGCAAGAGCCAGATCCTGGACGACGCCGAGCGCGAGGCCACCGAGCAGATGGAGGAGCAGACGAACGAGCTGCTGGAGAACTACACCGGATACCTGGCACAGAAGCTGCGCTTCGATGCCGAGTACGCCGAGAACCGCGCACTGCTCGAACGCAAGATAAACGACGAGACAGCCACCCAGGCAGAGCGCAACGCCGCACGCGTCGCCCTTGCAGCCCTGGAAGCCCAGCGCGCCCTTTATGACGAGGACGGCGGCGACGAGGAGTACCGCAACCTGCTGAACAACTACCAGACCTTCGAGCAGCAACGCACGGAGATCGTCAACCGCTACGCACGCCAGCGCCGCCTTGCAGAGGAGCATCAGAATAAGGAGCTGCTGCAGGCATTGGTGGAAGACGAGCGCAAGGAGATCAGCGCCCTGGTGGCCGACACCTTCAACGCCGAGGAGATAGAAGGAATGACGGAGATCACCGTCACCAGCATCAACGCCTTAATCGTCAAGCTCCAGCAGCTGCACACCCAGGGCGAGATAACCAACGAGGACATGGAGGCCTTGATCAACAAGCTGGTACAGATGAAGAACCAGCTGACAGGCGGGAACCTTTTCAGCAAGCTCTTTAATGCCAGCGACCTGAAGACCGCCATCGAGGCCGCATCCGGACTCGCCGCCAACTTCCAGGACATCGCCGGCAGCATTCGCAACATAGCAGCCGACACCGGCAACACCCAGCTATCCGAGAGCATGGACTTTGTGAGCGACATGCTGGGTAACTTCCAGGCAGCCGAGAAGGGAGCCGAGACCTGGGGAGGATGGTGGGGCGCCATCATAGGAGGCGCCGTGGACCTCATACCCAAGATAATCAAATGGTCCGACAAGGACATCAACGACAGCATCGAGCGCCACGCCCAGTCCGTCATGGACCTGCGCGACGCCTACGACGAGCTCAACGCAGCCGTCCAGCGCATGATGGGAACGCAGTGGTACAGCGGACAGAAGGAGCTGATAGACAACCTCAAGAAGCAGCAGCAGGACCTGGCCGCCATGCGCCTGGACGAGAAGAACAAGAAGAGCAGCGACGCCAGCAAGATCCGGGAGTACGAGAGCCAATACAAGCAGGCCCAGCAGCAGATCAACGACATCATCAACGAGATGCGCGACAAGCTCATGGGTACCGACGTCGCCACCATGGCCAAGGACCTGGAAGACGCCATCGTCAACATATTCAACCAGGGAGGCAACGCCGCCGAAGCCTGGGGTAACAAGGTCAAGGACATCGTCAAGGGCATCATCCAGAACATCATGACCCAGAGCCTGCTGGCCGGACAGATCCAGAAGATCGTGGACCGTTACACAGAGAGCTGGGTCGACAGCAACGGCAACTTCAAGGGATGGGACACCGTCATGGGAAGCATCGACGCGCTGGCCGCCGACTTGACAGCCTTCGGAGAGGACGCCATACCGGCCATGCAGGATATCATGAAGAAATTCCCGGACCTCTTCGGAAAGGACAGCGACCTCACCACCATGAGCGGAGCATACAAGACCGCGAGCCAGGAGAGCATCGACCTGCTGGGAGGACAGACCAACGCCATGCGCACAGCCATGGACCAGGGCGTCGAGTACCTGCGCCAGCAACTCCTGCACATAGCGTCGATGGACAGCAACATAGCCAAGATTTACAGCGTCCTGCAGCAGCTCAACGCCAAGATCGGAAACGACGAGGCGGCGATGCGGGCACAGGGCATGACATACTAAACCGCCAGAGAGATGGAGATTACAGCGACGATACAGAGACAGCTCATCAGGGACGCGCAGAGGAACGGCATCTGCGCGCCGATGTTTGAGGAGATGAAAGACGAGCGCGACACCCGCCGCCTTTTTGACATCTACCACCGGGGCCTGGACTTCTGCCTGATGCACGAGTACCCGGACAACAAACTCCTCCTACGGTACCAGGCCGAGGCACAAGCCGCCGGCATTTACGTGGACTGCGACGGCATGAGGACACGCAACCAGCGACGCACGGTATGCCTGGGAGACACGGCGGGCCTCATCACGTTTGACAACTTCCACGCCGGGGCTGTTTACATCAAACACCGGAGCATCATAACCCTGACAGCCCGGGACAACGCCTTCGTCATGGTGGACCTCTTCGACAGGGCCAGCCTGGTGGTGGAGGCATGGGACGACGCCAAGGTCTGCGTCAACCTTTACAAGGCCGACGACCAGGAGGGTCCCATGATAAGCCAGAGGGCAGAAGGAAACGCGAGAATAAAAGTTATTAACAAACACAAAACAAGTTACAAATGAACGAGCAGAACCTCATACTCAGCCTGTCCATGGACGAAGCCCCGGACAGCACCATAGCAAGAGACGCATCACCCTCCGCAGCCAACGGCACGGTCACCGGTGACGCCTACTTCAGGAACGGACGCAACGGAGGCGCCCTGCATTGCGACGGCGGCCATTGCGACGTCGAGAGAAACCTCGTGGATTTCAGCGAGGACTTCACGTTAGAGGCATGGATCCGCCAGGGCAAGACGGAACCCACACAAACAAAGCTGGGGATCCTGGTCAAGACCGGCAACGGACCCGACGATTACACCGAAGCCTGGTACGAGATACCGGCAGACCTCTGGCAGAGCTGGGCCCTGGTCAAGCAGGGACTCGACATCGCCGTATACGTCGGATTCACCCTCCTCGACACCCTGCACCTGACAGGACAGCCCACCGGCATCAGCCTGCTGCAGGATTACATCAGCAAGGACTACGGCCAGAACGTCGACATCGACGAGGTGAAGGTCTTCCAGCGCGCACTGACGGAGGAGGAGATCATAGAGAGCCAGGCCAACAGCAAGCGCATACGTTACACCCTCGACGGGACGGACTTCCAGGATCTGGGAATCAACGTCAGCGAGAGCAAGGGACTGCTGGAGAGACCCAAGATGAAAGCACCGCTCACCATCGACTACCCGAGCAGCAACGGCGAGGTCGTGGACCTCAAGGACAAGCGCTTCGAGCCCCGCGACATTCAGCTCAAATGCTGGTGCAAGGCCGACGGCGAGATGGACTTCATCGCCAAAATGAACGCCTTATACGAGATCCTGGAGCAGGACGGCACACAGCGCCTGAAGGTCGACATCAACCCCGCCAGGCCCCTCGTTTATGACGTTTACTGCAAGGAGGGCA